GTTTACTAATCCAAGAATAATGCAATTTTTAATTGATGGAACTAAGGGTGCTAAGAGTAGAGACTTTGGACAGTTTTCAAGATTTATGGGCCAGTTTGGTTCGGCATTAGTATCTGAAGGTTTAATTGATGAAGAACAAAATTCTATGGTTCAAGCTAATATAAAAGCAAATGAAAACAATTTTGATAAAATATTTAAAGGTGAAATGCCAGATAATACTTTCTTTACTACAGAAGAAACATATAACCCAACTAAAGAAGATCCTATACAAGTTGATTTAAAACAAGCTACACAAGGTAATAGATTAGGTGTAAGCAATCAAGCAACAACACCTAACAGTCCAACAGTTCCATTACCAAATGTAGTGCCATCTAATCTACCAATGGGTGGAAGTACACAACAATCAAATACAGAATTAGCTCAAGCTTTAAATCTCTTTAGTAAGGGAGGGATAGTTAGTGCCAAGAAGAGCTTCTAATAAAGATACCCTTGCTCATCAGAGAATAGATGACCATGAGAAGTTATGCAGAATTATGCAAGAAGAAACAAATAAAAAAATAGATGCAATACACGAAGATGTACATAAACTAGAAAGAATTATGATAGCATCTACAGGATTTTTAATGACAACAATGTTAGGAATAATTGTTGCTCTTGTTTTTAAATTAAACTAAAAGACCTTGTGCGTCTTATAAGAGAAAATAATAAATTTTATATAACAGATTTAAAACTCGAAAAGAAATACGAGTATAAAAAATATACTCGAGACAATGATCTCGGTACACGTCACTATAACGTTGGAGATATAAAGATACCATCAGTTACAACCATACTATCAGCTACACAATCAGCAGATAAGAAAGCTGGATTAGATCGTTGGAGAGAAAGAGTTGGTTATGCAGAAGCAGAGCGTATAACAACAGAGGCTGCAACACGTGGAACTGAAATGCATTATGTACTTGAGAACTATATTGATGGTAGAGGTTACTTAAATCTATCAGACAAGGGAGCACATGCACGACTCATGGCTCATGAGATTGTAGAAAACTTAGGTAAGTTAAAAGAAGTATGGGGTAATGAAGTAAGTCTTGCGTATGAAGATAGATGGGCAGGTGCAACAGATGTAGTTGGTCTTTATGATGATAAACCTACAATCATTGACTTCAAGCAATCTAACAAACCAAAGAGAGAAGAATTTGTTGAAGACTATTATTATCAAATAGCAGCTTATTCACTTGCACACAAAAAACAATATGGTCCTATTACACAAGGATTAATTTGTGTATGTACTAAAGATAAACTTTACCAAGAATTTAAAATGGATCAGAATAAATTAAATGAGTATGAAGATAAATGGTTAAAGAGAGTTCAAAAATACCATGACACTAAAGCCACTTCTGTACCTGTTCACCAAGAGTCTTAGCAGATAATTCAATCTTGTTTTCAAGATTATGTAAAACCATTTGATCAATAGTATCTCTACAAATTATATCAATATAAGTTACTTGAGACTTCTGTCCAATTCTATGAGCTCTATCCTCACTCTGTTGTCTTACTTCAAGATTATATGAATTACTAAAATAGATTACATATTTAGCGGCAGTTAATGTTAGACCATAACCTCCAACCGTTGGGTTACCAACTAAGAACCTACACTCATCCTTGTTTTGAAAGTTTTCTACTGCTTGGTTACGATCTTCAACTGAATCTTTTCCATAGATAGATACTACAGAATCAGTTCCATAAGTCTCAGCTAACTTACTTTTAATACTTTCAATATTATGAACATAGTTGGCCCATATAATACATTTATCTTCAGTCTCTTCTATAATACTCATCAACTCTTTTAATTTTGCGTTAGTTTTAAAATCAACAATGTTACCTTCATCAGTTTTCACAAAACCATTTGTGACTTGTTGTAGTTTTAGTAATTCAGTTAGTTTGTTATTATAAGATACTTCTTCATCCTGCATGATTGTCATTGCAGTAATCTTTAATCTATCATAGGCTTGCCTTTGTTCTTCTGGCATATCTACATATCTTTGTACATACATTTTCTCTGGTAGATCTAAACAATCTTTTTTCCTAACTCTGTAAGAAAAGTTTTTTAATTTGAATTCTAATTCTTCTAAGTTGACATAGTACTTGGGTATTTGAATACTGTAACCACCTCTTTCAATACTATACATCACTGCATACTTTGATTTAAATACTGTAAAGTTTTCATAGCCTAATAACTTTTTATCTAAGAAAGCACATTGAGAAAATAAATCTAATGGAGATTTAGTTATGGGTGAACCTGTTAGTATTCTTTTAAATCTAGCAAGTTGTCCTATTTTAATAATAGCTTTAGTTCTTGATGCTTTTAAATTTTTAATTGAAGTAGACTCATCTAATATAATCATACTTCTCATTCCATGTTTTTGTAATTTAGATTCTAACCACTTCTTACCTGAAGCATGAGATAGTGCCTCAACATTCATTAAAACAAATGTAAGTTTATCTGGATCCATTTTAAATGTTTTATCCTTTGATACTTTCCAAATGTAAATATTAGTTTCTTCTGGACAATGGATATCAATTTCTTTTTTCCAATTTTGATAAACCGAGTTTGGTGCAATAACAAAAACATAATCTATTTTTTGAGCTTGGTATAAGTAAGCCGCATTATCTATAGCAACCTTAGTTTTACCTGTTCCCATCTCCATAAAATATGCAAAGTTATAAGGTTCGGCCCCTTCAATTAATGATTGTCTTTGGTGTTTAAATGGCTCTGTTTTATATTTATACATTTTAAAATTATTTAAATTATTTATTTGCAAAGATCAAATAAATAATATATTGATTCGACCAAGGAGGTTCTTATGGACTTAGAAGCAGAATCTATCATATCGGTAGATACCGGCATGTCAGCTGACATTGCCAAATATTGCAACAAGTTATTGGAAACTCAGAAACAAATATTGAAGACTGAAGAAGAACTAAAGAAATTAAAAGAAGTCGAAGATACTCTTTCTGAGCAAACAATTCCAAACTTAATGCAACAAGCAGGTGTACAATTACTTAAACTTAGTGACGGGTCATCCGTTGAAGTTAAACCTAAGTATAAGGCTAGAATACCTGAATCAAGAAGTGAGGAAGCTTTTGCTTGGCTTCGTGAAAACGGTCATGGTGATTTGATTAAAAATCAAGTTGCTATGGAGTTTGGCATGAAACAAGATAATGAAGCTAAATCAATTGTTGAAGAGTTAAAAAATAAAGGTTTACCGGTGCAACAGAAACAATTTGTTCACCCTAGTTCACTTAGAGGATTTGTTAGAGAACAGATCCAGGACTTAGGTAAAGATGTTCCTGCGGATTTATTCGGAACCTATATTTCAAACAATACTAAAATAACAACGAAGGAATAATTATGATTGAAAAAATAGATGCAGAAAAAGCAATAATGAAAAAGAAAGACAACCTACCAGCTTCTATAGATTTAGAAAGTATGGCAGGACAAGGTAACGAGTTTGTAACAGCTCGAGATACTAAACTACCTATAATTAAAATATTATATGGTAACTCACCAGTGTTAAATGACAGGGATCCAAGGTTTGATGAGAAAGCAAATGTTGGAGATATCTGGAGTGAAACATCTGGAAGAATATGGAAGGGCCGAACAGGGTTTTTGGTTGCACCATGTTTATATATAAACACATTTAATGAGTGGAAAGATAAAGGCGAAACCACAGGAAGACCTGTAAAAATTCACTTAGATCCTTCTATCATGAATGAGACTAAAAGAGATATGGATGGTAAGGATAGATTGCCTAATGGTAACTATGTTGAAGATACCGGAAATCATTTTGTTTGTATCTTAGATGAAGAGTATAATGTTGTTGAACAAGCATTGATTACAATGAAATCAACACAGAAGAAAAAATCTAAGATGTGGAACTCTATGATTGGTTCTAGAAGAGCACAAGGTAAGAATGGGTTTTATAATCCACCAACTTTTTCACAAGTTTATAAACTTGCAATCACCAAAGAATCAAAAGGAGATTACACTTGGTCTGGATGGGTTGTAGAGTTTGTAGGTCTTATGACACCAGATAAACACTTGAAAACTTTAACAGCAACTCAAAATTTTTATCAGTCTGCTAAGACAAGTGATATCTTTGGAAAAGTAGATTTCTCTGAAGAGAATCAAGCTCAAGGCAATAACCAGGCAAATAAAGAAGCAGTTCCATTCTAAATTATCATGGAGCAAAAACTCTTAAAAATATTTGAGGGTAACTCTGAACTGTTCATTACTACTTCTCTTACGGGGGAAGTAGATGAACGGGGCAAGAAACAGGTTAAGGTACTCACGGTCCACGAACCTGTTACCCTTGAGCTATGGAAAAAACATTTAAATGGGGAAACACGAATTGGGATTAAACCTGAGAATGGTGACGTGTGTAAATGGGGATGTATTGATATCGATCCTCGAAACTATTCAACTTTTTCTGAAAAGAAAATTGTAGATATTATAAGAGAAAACAAATTACCTTTAATTGCAGTAAGATCTAAATCTGGTGGACTACATTTATTTTTATTCTTAGATGATTGGTATCCTATAAAAGATGTTCTTAAAGTTCTTAATCAATGGAATAAAACATTCTTTTATTCTGAGGAAGTATTTCCAATGAATAAATGTTTGAACATGCCCTACTTCAACATGGATCAAACAACTGAGTTTGCTTACAACGATAACAATACTCCAGTACTATTAAATAATTTTTTAGAAATGATAGCTAATAAAACTGTAAGCTTAGAGCAGTTAAATAATATAAAGCTTAAAGAATATGAACCAGAGAGTGATTGGAAACATTATCCTCCTTGTGTTCAAAAGATGATCTCAGAAAAATGGGAAGGTAATCATAGAAACGAATTACTTTTTAATGTCGGTGTTCTTGAGATGAAGAAATCTGATGGTAGTTTAAATGCTAATGAATTAATTACTATCTTGCATAAAAGAAACCAAGATATATTTACTTCGCCTTTAGATCATAAGGAAGTAGAGACCCTGGCTAAATCATTATCTAAAAAAGATTATGCTTATAAGTGTCCTCCTAAAACAAATGCTATTGCACCACTATGTAACAAGGATCTATGTAAGTTAAGAAAGCTTGGTATTGGTTCTCAAGTTCCGGATATGATTGATGACTTTGAAGACGTAGAGTTTATTAGATCTACTAAATCAATTGAATATACTTTTAAGTTTCAAGATGAGAAGATAATAATTAATCCAGAAGATATGAAAGATGAGAAATCTTTTAGAGTTAAATTATTAAGATATGGTATCTATTGGATGACATTACCTAAACCTAAGTCTGGTCCTTCACCATTTGAAATGCTTATGGCTACTTTAGTTAGAAAAGCAGTAGAGAATGAGAAGATGAAATTTAAAGATACATTAGATGAGGAGAAATATAACTTTCTTAAAAAATTCTTTGAGAGCCATATTGAAGAAGATGATTTTGAAAAACTACAGGATAACTATGTTGTATTAGATTCTAAAACTAATATTTGTTATTTTAAAAAGATTACTTTTGAGAAATTTTTAGGAAGTGATAAAACATTTAAGAGTGCTAGTGAAGCCTTAAATCTTTTAAGCTGTAGTAGATTAGATTATCATGAGGGCGTTAAAAATGTATGGTCGGTTATGATGCCTAAGTTTGTTGATTACAAAGTAGCAGAGAAAAAAGAAACTAACCAAACCCCATCGGAAATGGATGATGCATTCCACACAGGAAAGTTTAGAACTTAAAGTACTTAAAGATCTTTACCATAAGACGGTGAAGATTTTTGGTCCACCAGGTACAGGTAAAACATATACTTTAATTGAGAGAGTATTAAAAAGTTATTTAAGAAAAGGTATTAATCCAAGTGATATAGCTTATTTATCTTTTACTAACAAAGCAGTGAACACTGCTGTCAAAAGAACAATGGAGTCTTTTCCAAATTATAGTACAGAAGATTTTTCAAGATTTAAAACCTTACACACTTATTGTAGAAGATATTTTTCAGAAGATGTTTTTGATCCTAAAGATTGTACAATTGATTTTGCATTACAGACTAAAGTAATTAAGTCTTCAGATAAAAGATTAGCTGATGATAATTTTATGTACAAGGATTGGTCTCTAGGAGTTTATAGTAAGTCTAGAAATTTATTAATCTCTCCAGAAGAAGCTTACAAAATGGAGAGTTATAAAAAAGATTCACTTACAGTTTTTCAAAGAAAGATAAGCACCTATGAACATTATAAAGCTAATGCAGGAGAAAAATCTTTTATAGACTTTGATGATATGATTCAAAGAGCAATAACAGAAGTAGACTTCCCTTCTCTTAAAGTTTTAATATTAGATGAAGCTCAAGATTGCACACCCTTACAGTGGTCAGTGTTATATAAGATGGCACCTAAGGTAGAGAGAATATATCTAGCAGGTGATGATGATCAAGCAATATACAAATGGAATGGAGCTGATCCAAAATATTTTACAAAGTTTTTTCCAGGCCGAAAAGTAAAATTAAGAAAGACTCAAAGATTTGGAGAAGCTATTCATAGTTTCTCACAAGTAATTAGAAGAGGTATAAGAGATAGTGAAGAAAAAGAATACCAACCTGGAGACTCTCTGGGATCTGTAAAAAGTTATTTATCATTTAAAGAAATACCATTTGAGGCATTAAAAGAAGATTGGTATATCTTAGGACGTATTAATGAAACTGTAAATGAACTTAGAATGTTAGCTAAAGATGCAGGTTTATATTACAAAGATAATAAAGGCACAAAATGTTTTGATCAAAAACAATGGGAAGCTATTAAAGCTTGGACTACTCTTAGCAAAGATAAGAAGATAGATAAGAAAGCAGCACGTAATATGGTTAAGTATATAAGAGAGTTAGAAGACCCTGCATTTAGATCTGATAAATTTTGGAGAGCAGAACCAGACCTTAGAGATTATGATTTCCAAACATTAAAAGAATGGTGCGGCTTAACACTAGAAGATAATCAAAAAAATAAACCTTGGTATTGGATACTAAGAAGAAATTTTAAACCAAAACAAGTAAGACATTTTATTAGATTGTTAAGACGTTATGGACAGAAAGAATTAGATAAAGATCCATTAATTACAATTGACACTATTCATTCTGTTAAAGGTGGAGAAGCAAATCATGTAGTCTTATATAGTAAAGGTAACTATCCATCTGATTATAGTAACAAAAATAAACAAGAAAAAAGTGATGAACGTAAGGTCTGGTATACCGGTGCAACAAGAGCAAGAAAAACTTTACATCTACTGAGAACTGACTATAAGTTTAACTACCCAATAGGTTCAGATTATTTAATTTATGTCCAGGAGAAAAATGACAAATAAAGATATGTTCGATGAAAGTTTTCCCGATGATAAACAAGTAGGTGGTAAGCATTATAAACAATTTATAATTCAACCATGGACGTTTATTAGAAAGAATGGCCTTAATCCATTTCAAGCAAATGTAATAAAATATGTTTGTAGATATTTAAGTAAAGGTAAAACAGTTGAGGATATAGAGAAGATAAAACATTATTGTGATTTAGAGATACAACATTTAGAAGAAAAAAAATTAGATATGGGTATTTGGGGAGATAAAAAGAAATGAACGGGCTACAGCTTACCTTAACGTTTAAGAAATCGATGTGGAATACACCAAGTGAGTATAAAGATTTATCTGATGCAACTGAAATTGCAATTGACTTAGAGACTAGGGATGATGGTATTAATGAAAAGCTTGGAGCGGGTTGGGCTTTAGGTAAAGGAGAAATAGTTGGTTTCGCAGTAGCTGTTGATGGTTGGAAGGGGTACTTTCCTTTTGGTCATTTAGGTGGAGGTAACATGATACCTGAACAAGTAAAAAAATATATGAAGGATGTATGTGCACTTCCTTGTCCTAAAGTATTTCATAATGCTCAGTATGATGTTGGTTGGTTAGAAGCATCAGGGATCACGGTTCACGGACCAATCATAGATACAATGATAGCAGCAGCATTAATAGATGAGAATAGATTTTCTTATTCATTGAATGCATTATCAGTAGAGTATCTTGGAGAAATAAAAGCAGAGACAGAATTAAGAGAAGCTGCAGCAGCTCACGGTATAGATCCTAAAGCAGAGATGTGGAAGTTACCTGCAGAACATGTTGGTTATTATGCAGAACAAGATGCAGAACTTACATTGAAGTTATGGCAAAGATTTAAACAAGAGATAAGAACACAGAGTTTAGAAACGGTGTGGGAGTTGGAACAACAACTAATTCCGGTGTTGATAAAAATGCGTCAACGAGGTGTGAGAGTCCAAGTGGAATCAGCTGAAAAATTAAAAACAGAAATGATGAGCCAAGAAAAAGAAATACTACAGGCCATAAAGAAAGAAACAGGAATAGACATAGATATTTGGGCACCCCGCCAGATTGCCAAAGCTTTTGACAAAAAGAAACTAGACTATCCAAGAACTGAAAAAACAAACGAACCTTCCTTTACACAAAATTGGTTGATAAATAATAAGAACAAAATAGCACAACTTATTGTGAGTGCAAGAGAGATCAATAAATTTCATAGCACATTTTTATCTTCTATCCTAAGGTACCAGGTCAAAGGTAGAATTCATGGAGAGATACAACAACTTAGATCCGATCTTGGAGGAACTGTATCTGGAAGATTATCAATGAGTAATCCTAATTTACAACAAGTGCCAGCCAGGAACAAGGATCTTGGTCCTAAGATTAGGTCTCTATTTATACCAGAAGATGGCTATCAATGGGGTTCATTTGACTACTCGCAACAAGAACCACGAATGACGGTTCACTATGCAGCTTCTATTGGAGATAATGGTTATGAAGGTGCACAAGAATTAGTAGAGGCATATAAAAATGATGATGCAGACTTTCACCAGACAGTTGCTGATCTTGTTGGTATTGAAAGAACTCAAGCAAAAACTATTGGCCTTGGTATTATGTATGGAATGGGTAAGAATAAATTAGCCTTATCTTTAGGAGTTACTAAGGATGAAGCTGATCAATTGATTGTTAAATATAATAAGAAGGTTCCGTTTATTAAAAAACTATCAGATAGATGTAAGGTTGCAGCAGATGAAAAAGGAATTATTAGAACTAAAAAAGGTAGGAAGTGTAGGTTTGATAAATGGGAGACAAGAGATTTTGGTCTTCACCAAGCAGAAAAATATGAAGACGCTGTTGCGAAATATGGTAGAAATAATATTAAGAGAGCCTTTACTTACAAAGCTTTAAATAGATTAATTCAAGGATCTTCAGCTGATCAAACTAAACAATCAATGTTAGATTGTTATAATGCAGGACATTTACCTATGTTACAGATTCATGATGAACTTTGTTTTAATATTAAAGATGAAGCTCATGCAAATGAGATTAAAAGTATAATGGAAAAATCAATTGATTTTAAAGTTAAGTCTGTAGTAGATGTAGGACTTGGAAAGAGTTGGGGTGATGCAAAATAGAAATATGCCACATGATAACAGAGACTTGATTGCTTATGCAGCAGGATTATTTGATGGGGAAGGTAATGTTAATTACGCAAAATATAAATGTAATAAACCAAATGGTAAGACTTATTTAAAATGGAATGTTGCAATGGAAGTTGCCATGACAGATTTAGAT